TGAACGTTCTGCGTCTGCTAATGTTGCTAAACAGGAGACCGCTAAGGCAAATATAGAAAGAAGGAGAGTTGCTTCTGCTTCTTTTGATAAAGAATTTGCTGCTGCTCGTGCTGCTGGTGAAAAAGAGTTCACCTGGCGTGGTAAGCGTTACAATACAAGACTTAAATAGAATAAATAACTAAAAAGTATTTGTAAAATGGACCCTAAGGAACTACGTCTCTTTAGAGAAGCATACGGTAGTATTTACGCTACTCAGAAAGAAGAAATTATTTCTGAGTCTGAGTGTGAAGATGAAGATGAGATGGAAGAGGAAAAACCATCTAAAAAAGACAAAAAGAATGAGAAAAAGGATGAGGGGGTTGTTAAGGAGCAGAGTGTAGAAACACAAACTCATATTCCACCAATGGAATCTTCCGGAAGTACTGGTGGAAAATCACAACTTCCAAAGAGAACTCGTGAAAATGCAAAGAAAGTTGAATATTACAAAGATGATGTAGACCTCTTTGATATCGTCAAGGGTCACCTGATGAGCGAAGGTTATGCTGATACCGAAGAAGCAGCACTCGCTATTATGACTAACATGAGTGAAGAGTGGAGACAGAGTATTGTCGAAATGGGTTTAACTCCAGATCAAGAGTCCAGAAGACGTGAACTCAGCAGACGGATTAATAAGGCAGGAACACCTGGAAATCCTGGAGTCGATTCTGCAGAAACAAGAAAAATGCAAGGTGAATATATCGGACTTCAGAAACTTCTAAAAGGAGTCTGAGGACACTTTTTAAACTGTCTACCAGGAGGTCTTCGGACCTCCTTTTTTTGTATAATAGGTCCATACGCAACAGACCGATGACCGTTCGCCACGAAATCAAGTCCCAACTCGCCAAACTGCTTGCTACTGAGGATCTCGTGGTTGAGCACAAGAAGGTTGAGACTGCTTGCTTTAATGTCCATACCCGTGTGTTGACTCTTCCTATGTGGGAGAAGGCAAGCAACACCGTCTATGACCTTCTGGTTGGTCATGAGGTTGGTCATGCTCTCTACACTCCAGATGAGAACTGGTTGGAGACTCATAAGATTCCTCCTCAGTTTGTGAACGTGGTAGAAGACGTTCGCATCGAGAAACTGATGAAGCGTCGTTATGCTGGTCTCTCTAAGACTTTCTACAAAGGTTATGAAGAGCTTGCTGAAGAAGACTTCTTCCAGATTGCTGATGACGACCTAAGCACTTACAACCTTGCTGATAAGGTCAACCTCTACTACAAACTCGGCAACTTTGTAAGCATTCCCTTTGAGGATGATGAGAAAGAACTTGTTTCTCTGATTGGAGAGACTGAAACCTTTGTTGATGTTCTTGCTGCTGCTTGGAAACTCTACAGGTTCTGTAAGGAAAAGCAGCAAGAAGAAACCAAGACTCAGATGGACTCTTTGGAGTCTCAGCAAACTGGTGGTAACCAACCTGCATCTGACTTCTCCGATCAATCTGAGGGTGAGAATGATCAGGAGCAACCTAACGAAACTGATTCTTACGGTGGAACTTCTGAACAGGAGCAGCAACCCACTTCTTCTGGTGGCGAAACTAATGAGGAACCCGAAGTCAAGACCATGGAGTCTCTTGAGGAAGCACTCAAGCAACTGGTTGAGAATGGTGGTCCTGAGAATGTCTATCTGGAGTTGCCTAAACTTGACCTGAATAAAATCATTGTTCCTAACTCCGAAATCCATGATAAGTGTAAAGAATACTGGGGTTCTTGGATCGAAGAACAAGAACACTCCACCGAAGAAATCTTTGGTGAAGTTGATAAGAAGTTCGTGGAGTTCAAGCGTTCTGCCCAGAAAGAAGTAAACTATCTGGTCAAAGAGTTTGAGTGTAAGAAGGCAGCAGACTCTTATGCCCGTGCTACTACTTCCCGTACTGGTGTTCTTGACTGCACCAAACTTCACACCTACAAATACAACGAAGACCTCTTCAAGAAGGTCACCACCCTTGCCGACGGTAAGAACCACGGTCTGGTGTTCATTCTTGACTGGTCTGGTTCTATGGGTGATGTAATGCTGGATACGGTCAAGCAACTCTTCAACCTTGTGTGGTTCTGTAAGAAAGTTGCTATTCCTTTCGAAGTTTATGCTTTCACCAGTGACTATCCTCTGGTTTCTTACAGTGAAGATGGTAAAGCAAATCTTCGTGAACTTGCTTATACTAAGAAAGATGGTTTGGTTCAGGTTGGTGAGTGGTTCTCTTTGATGAATATGCTTACCAGCAAGACCAACGGTAAAACTCTTGAAGAACAGATGAAGAATCTGTTCCGTCTGGCTAATGCGTTCCGTTGGAACTCCTATGTTCGTTATAACGTTCCTTATGGTCTGAGTCTTTCTGGAACTCCTCTCAACGAAACTCTGATCGCTCTGCATCAAATTCTTCCTAAGTTCCAGAAAGAAAACAAACTTCAGAAAGTTCAGTGTGTTGTTCTGACTGATGGTGAGGCAGCAATGTGCAAATATCACCGTGAAGTTCAACGTCGATTTGAAGATGAACCTTTCATTGGAACTTCTAACATCTATCCAAATTCTTTCCTGCGCGATCGTAAGACTGGTATGACTTACTCACTCGATTGTGAGTGGTATGAGTTTACTGATGTTCTTCTTCGCAACCTCCGCGATAACTTTAAGGATATCAACTTCATTGGTATCCGAGTGCTTGAGTCTCGTGATGCTGGTTCCTTTATCCGTCGTTATTGTGGATACTTTGGTCCAGAGAACGAAAAGACTATGAGCACTTGGAAGAAGGAACGTGCTTTCAGTATTAAGTCTTCTGGTTACACTACTTACTTTGGTATCTCTGCAAATGCCCTTGCTCAAGATGCTGACTTTGAGGTTGCTGAGGATGCAACTAAAACTCAAATCAAGTCTGCGTTTGCTAAGAGTCTAAAGTCCAAGAAAATGAATAAGAAAATCCTTGGTGAGTTTGTAGAACTTGTTGCTTAATAAATACCTAAAAGTATTCGATAAAAGCAATGTCTAGATTTGGAGATCTATTGGGAGGTAAGAAGCCAGCACCTGCTGCTCCAGCACCTGCTCCCGAACCAGTAGTGGAACCAGTAGTTGAGGAAACTCCTGCTCCAGAACCAGTAGTAGAAGAACCTCCTGCTCCCGTTGCTCCACCAGCACCATATAAGTCTGAAAGAAAAAGCCTTCGTAGAGGAAGTTCTAGGTAATAGGACACTTTTCAAACCGTCCACTGGGGGTCTTCGGACCCCCTTTTTAGTACTATAATAACTTCAGTTCAAACAAACCACTCAATGACCATCTCCGCTGACTACATCATTACTTCTCTTCAAGCAGTTTATGGCGAGTCTGTTACCTCAGCAGACATTCGCGGATGGTGTGCTATGAATGGTGCTAACTATCAAACCGTCACTAAAAAACTGGATCAATATAAAACTGGTCGCGGTAAGTGGAACCTTACCGTTCGGGAACAAATGGAGCAAACCTATCAGGCACCTGCTGCAGTTGTTCCCGCTCAGGAACAGCAAAACCTTATCCCTGAAAAAGATGATACCTTCGTCAAGTTTGGTAACTTTGGTGATATTCGCAAGATTATTGAGTCCCGTCTTTTCTATCCTACTTTCATTACGGGACTTTCTGGTAACGGTAAAACTTTCTCTGTTGAGCAAGCGTGTGCTCAACTGAAGCGTGAATTCATTCGCGTAAACATTACTATTGAGACTGATGAAGACGATCTTATTGGTGGTTTTCGCCTTGTGGATGGGAACACTGCATGGCATAACGGTCCCGTCATTGAAGCACTGGAACGGGGAGCAGTCCTTCTCCTTGACGAAATCGACCTGGCTTCCAATAAAATCCTCTGCCTTCAGTCCATTCTAGAAGGCAAGGGTGTCTTCCTTAAGAAGATCGGTCGCTGGGTGAAACCTGCTGCTGGATTCAATGTTATCGCCACTGCTAATACCAAGGGCAAGGGTAGCGACGATGGACGCTTCATCGGCACTAATGTTCTTAATGAGGCATTCCTTGAGCGTTTCCCTGTGACCTTTGAGCAAGAGTATCCTTCTCCTAAGATCGAGCAGCGTATTCTGGAAGGAGTTTCTCTGGACCTTGGAGTGGAAGACCGTGACTTCTGCAAGCGTCTGACTGATTGGGCAGACATTATCCGCAAGACTTTCTATGATGGTGGTATTGAAGAAATCATCAGCACCCGCCGCCTGGTTCACATCATCCGTGCTTATAGTATTTTCAACGACAAGGCAAAAGCAATCCAAGTTTGCGTCAACCGATTTGATGACGAAACTAAGCAGTCTTTCTTGGAACTCTATGATAAGGTTGATGCTGACTTCCAACTCCCTGCCGAACAAGTTGACCAGGTAACTGTATTCTGATATAATTGGGGGAGGTAAAAAAGTGCCTTTCTTTATTATGGACGAATATCCCTATTCCATCAATGATGGTATGACCCCATGGGGTCACAGTGACTATGAATTCTTGATTCAAAACAAAATGAGCGAAGACATTATTAAACAATCCCCCAGCACTCCTTGGAAATACAACGAAGAAGAAATTGTAAAAGAACTTCTTGAGTATATTCGTGGAACTTACAATCAACACTATTCTGCTGGTGACCAAAAGATTCAAACGCTTGACTTGATTGAAGCGTGTGGCGATGGTGAGGCATTCTGTCGCAGCAATATTCTCAAGTATGCTTCTCGTTACGACAAAAAAGGTAGTGCTCGTCGTGATATCATGAAGATCATGCACTATGCAGTTCTTCTTATGAACTTCAACGATAAGAACGCTATTCGTGAAACTTACAACCAATGAAAATCCAAGAAAAGACAATGAAACTCTCTGATAATACCCTGACTATCCTGAAGAACTTTGCGGGTATCAACAACTCTATTCTTGTGAAAGGGGGTAACAAACTTCGCACTATTTCGGTCGCCAAGAACATTCTAGCTGAGGCAGACATTACCGAAGAGTTTCCTCGTGACTTTGCAATCTACGATCTTAACCAGTTCCTGAATGGTCTGAGTCTTCATGCTGATCCTGACCTTGACTTCAAGGAAGATTCCTACCTCAGCATCCGTGAAGGTAAGCGTCGTGTGAAGTATTTCTTTGCAGACCCAAACGTAATTATCGCTCCTCCTGAGAAAGATATTCAACTTCCTTCTCAAGACGTTTGCTTCCAACTGGATAGCGCATCTCTGGAGAAACTGGTGAAGGCAGCAGCAGTCTATCAACTGCCTGACCTGTCTGCTGTTGGTGAAGCAGGTGTTATCAAACTGGTGGTTCGTGATAAGAAGAACGATACTTCTAACGAGTATGCTATCGTCGTTGGTGAGACCGACCAAGAGTTTACTTTCAACTTCAAGGTAGAAAACATCAAGATCATTCCTGGTGCCTATGATGTTGTTGTCTCCTCTAAACTGCTCTCTCAGTTCACCAATACCAAATACAACCTTACTTACTACATCGCTCTGGAACCTGATTCCACTTTCGGTTGATGAGACACATTCTCTTTACCCTCAAGTCTTGCCCATATGGGTTGCTAGATGATGAGGCACACGTTCGCAATGTGCTTGTAAAAGCAGCACAACTCTGTAAGAGCACATTGCTGGATCTTTCTTCCCACAAGTTTGATCCTCAGGGTGTAACCGCTGTTGCTCTGCTTGCTGAGTCTCATATCAGCATTCACACTTGGCCAGAGGTTGGTATGGCGGTATGTGACGTTTTCACTTGTGGCGACCACACAGTTCCTCGTGCTGGTGTAACATACATGTATGAGGCAATGGACGCCAGAGACATTGTTTCTAATGAGTTTGTGAGACCACTTGAATGAAAGACTGGAGCACGATTTTTAATAACTTGTCTGATGGTGAGAAGGATAAAGTTGCTATCCTTCGTGTGATGGAATGCTCCAATGGAGTTATGCAATACGCTTATAGGGACAAGCAAATCTTTGCTTACTCTACCTATGAGACTCGTAAGGCAATGAAGTTCAGCATGTCCTGTATGAAGAGGATGCAAATTCCTTTGAAAGAGGAAACCATCACATTTGAACCAGAAACAGAAAAACTGTTGAGAGAAGTTAGAGATATCTACATCAGCGGTTTTAAACATGGAAACGATGATGATCTTAATGAGTACATGCGTTCTTCTGGTGCTTGTATTTGTGCTCTAGGTAAAGAGAGAATTGTTACAGCAAAAGACATTCTGGCACAAAATGTTTCCGATATTCCGCTTCAGGCATTAGACTGGGGTGTAAGATACATAAGTCAGTTCTTCCAGTGAACATCTTTGTTACTGATCCATTCCCTGCTGAAAGCGCCATTTGTCTCCCCGACAAACATATTGTTAAAATGCCGCTAGAATGCTGCCAAATGCTTAGCATTATTGCTTCTCCCTGGTATCATGATTATGGGATTCTTCCCAAAGAAGACGGCACTGCCTACAAGACACAGAAAGGAGCATTCCGAAACCATCCATGTACGAAATGGGCGGCTGAGACGGTGGATAATGCCTACTGGCTCATCAAGTGGGGACTAAACTTGTGTTCGGAGTACAGTTTGCGCTATAATAAGACTCACTCCTGTGAGGGGACTCTTACTCATGCTTACTATCTTTTCCCCAAGGGAAAACTTACTAACGTGACTCCCTTCGCACGAGCAATGCCTGAGGAATACAAGTTTGATACTAGTATTTCCACTTTTGACGCATACAAGATGTATATCGCATCCAAACCTTGGGTGAAAGACAACTATCTTCGTATGCCCCAACGCAAACCAGAATGGGTATGAAACTAATTGATAAAAAGGACTCTCGGTATTTTACTGAGACATCTAAAGAGCCTTATCTCCGTCATCGTTATAAAGTCGTCAAAGCTGATGGTGACTTTATAATCTTTGATAACTGGGAAGATGCCCAGGTATTGTGGTGGAATATGCCTCCACCGTTTTTATCCCACATTGAGGTTCTTGATGAACTACCAGAAGGGTGATGTTTTCCTTGACAAAGATACGCACAAGTTGTATATTTTTGATGGGAGTGAATGGTGGGAAATTGTTCCTGCCTCTGTATTGAAAAAACCTGATTGGATTTGATAATGAGTGATTTTATTTGGGTTGAGAAATATCGCCCCAAAACTATTGATGAATGTATTCTCCCCGACTCTGCTAAGCAGATGTTCAAGGAGTTTCTAAATAAGGGCGAGATTCCTAATATGCTTCTCGCTGGTCCTCCTGGTATTGGTAAGACCACGGTTGCTAAGGCACTGTGTAATGAACTGGGAGCAGATGTTTATGTCATCAATGGATCCGATGAAGGTCGATTCCTGGATACTGTCCGAAACAATGCGAAGAACTTCGCTTCGACCGTATCACTTACAGCGGATGCTAAACACAAAGTCATCATCATTGATGAGGCAGATAACACGTCCAACGATGTACAACTCCTCCTACGGGCGTTTATTGAGGAGTTTGCTGGTAACTGCCGCTTCATCTTCACCTGTAACTACAAGAACAAGATCCTTGAACCCCTCCACAGCCGATGCGCAGTCGTTGACTTCTCCATCAAAGGAAAGGAGCGACAAGCAATCGCAGCACAATTCTTTAAGCGTCTCCAAGAAATCCTGGTTGCAGAAGGTGTTGAATCTGATAACAAGGTCCTGGTAGAGCTTGTTAATAAGCACTTCCCCGATTGGCGGCGAGTGCTGAATGAGTGTCAGCGTTACTCTGTCAGTGGAAAGATTGACGCTGGTATTCTTGCTACTTTCTCCGATGTTGCTGTAAATGACCTCATCAAAAACCTCAAAGAAAAAAACTTCCCCGAAGTTCGGAAGTGGGTGGTATCTAACATGGACAATGATACTACTGTACTTATGCGTCGTATTTACGATGCTTGTTATACATCCCTTGAAAACAATAGCGTTCCTGCTGCTGTGCTTGTGCTTGCTAAGTATCAGTATCAGGCGGCATTCGTAGCGGACCAAGAAATTAACATGCTTGCTTGCCTAACAGAGATTATGGTGGAGTGTAATTTTAAATAATGGTATAAATAAAACAGATTTGATGTTAGTCGCGTAAGATATATCTTACACACAGACACACAGACACAAATCAAACACATACTACTTTAATAAAACTATGGCTCGTAATCCATACGACCTGCGCTGGGAACTTCTCCAGCAGGCAGAAAGTCGTCTTGTAAACCGCTATAATGCGGAAGAAAATCGCTACAATATTCTCCTTGATAAAGGAGAAGATCCTGGAGATTATCCAATCTACCCTAGTGATGAAGAAATTCACAGACTTGCGGAGGAAATGCGTTCCTTTATTGAGAGGAACTGATTATGCTAAACATTTTTGGTGAAGAGAGATTCAAACCATTGGTTAGATTTGGGAAAGAAATTCCTGAATACTATGTCTCCAAAGAGGGTGAGATATACAGTTCAAAATCAAATAAGTTCATGACCCACACGCAGAACTTTGAATACTATGCTAGTGGAAGAAAACGTCTTAAATGCTTAACAACGGCATGTCGTGTCCCTAGAGGATTCTATGAGGATTTTGAACATTCTGCAGGAACCAGTACTCTAATTCAAGAAAAGTACAATTTTACTACATCTAAAATTCGTATAGACATTCATAGAGCGGTCATGGAAACATGGAAGCCAATTGATAAGTATCCACCAGAATCTTTAGCAGATGAATGGGATAGTGCACCAGAGTGTTTTAAACAGTGGGTAAGAGACACTGCATTTATTGATCATATCGATAATGATCCTTCAAATAATTCTATTGATAATTTGAGATGGGTTACACCATTACAAAATCATTATCGAAGAAAACAAGTTGAGTATGAATTAAAATGAAAAACAAACATCATCAAGTAAAGTCCAGGATGTATTATTACTTCTGGGGAGTTTGTACAGTTGCCGTAGTTACTGGTCAACTTTATGTCGGTGCTGGGTATCGTGTTATGGCTGAGAGTGTAAATCTTCTCACTCATACTTTGGTTGGAGAACTTGTAGGAGGACCTAATAATGGGACTATTAGTCATTGATAAAACAAAGTTGGTAGAACCAAAAGTGAAGACTACTCCTGAGAATGTGCAGGAAGCAAATGAAGCATTGTTTCGTGCTAAAATGACTATACCTGCTGCCGCAAAACATTGTGGTATGACTGAGAAGGAAATGAAACTTACCTTCCATGAATATTTGAAGTATCACCCTAAAGATTATGAAGTCA